CATTGATCCGTGTGGAAATTTCATCAGACTCACACCCATTCTACACTGGACGTCAAAAGTTCACTCAAGCAGATGGACGAGTGGATCGTTTCAACAAAAAATACGGTCTCAAATAATCAACCGCATCACTTGTATACGGTTATACGAAAACAACTTCGATTCGGAGTTGTTTTTTTTCTTTTATTTTTTCAAGCTTTAATTTTTTTATAGCTTATAATAGTCCCAATTCTTATTTCTACTTCTACTTTCGTTACAATTCCTCTATAAAGCAAAAAAACCTACTAACCAAGCTTGACGCTTGATTAATAGGTTTTTTATAAAATCATTATTTAACTGCTTCTTTAAGAGCTGACAATATTTCATAAGTATATAATAGAAAGAAACCTTATAAAATAAGCATAAATAAGAAATAAACTACATATAATTTTTACCATAAAAATATAAAAGTTTTAACCTTTTGCCCCTTATTTGCCCCCTTTTCGAGCAAACAAAAAAACCGCCAGCAAATGCCAGCGGTCAAGTGTAATTAAATTTTGAATCTTTCTATTTTTATTTTGTGGTAATCAAGCCATCTGGTTCTACTGTGAACTCAGGCTTATCAGCCATACGACCATCAGGAAGTAGTAAGTACCAACCATCATTATATTTAACGAAACAATCGGATTTCATATCTCCATTGGTTGCATCGAGGTAGTACCACTTGTCGTAGTATTTAACCCAGCCTGTTTGCATAGCTCCATCACGGTTGAAGTAATACCATTTTTCAGCAATCTTCTTCCAGCTGGTGGCCATGGCACCTGATTTGTCAAACCAGTACCAACGACCGTCTGTGTGCTTCTTCCAACGTTCAGCAAGCATATAGCCTGAGTTGTCGAAGTAGTACCACACATCGTTGATTTTCTCGAATTTCTCTTTTGGATAAGAGCCATCTTCTTTGACGTACCAAAAACCTGTGTCGTTCTTCTTCCAACCAGCTTCGACCACTAGACCGTGTTCAATATCGTGCTTGAATTGACTGCGACTAATACCCCAGCTTGCTAGATAAGGATATGGGTCAACGTGATCGCTAAAATTGTTAGGTTGGTTATTCGTACAGTATTCGTGCGATTTAATACCTTCTAAATCGTCTGAATCTAAAGTTTTTGGAAGTCCTGCTTCGTCTGCTAGATTTCGTAGCAATTCGATATACAAACGGTAATCTTCCATGAACTCTTCTTTTGTTGAATGACTTTCAATCAATTCAACTGCTGCGTAAGTTTCGTAGTTCCAGCCACCGCTAACATCATAAGAACCGTTATTTACTGGTCCTACTTGCATTACACGTCCATTTCCGACAACATGCGAGAAGAAACCAGATTCAACAGGTCTGCGCATATGGTAGTCAGCTTCATTCTGTGCTGTTGAGTTTTTATTCCCAGTTGAATGAGCGTGAATTTGACGATAAGGCGCATACCCGATTTGAGGCAATCCCTCTCTGTATCTACTTGTATCAATTTCCATTTATATTCCTCCTAAAAATTATGGCAAAACGCCAGGCCATGGGTCACTTGTTAAGTAAGAGATTGAACTTACACGGATGTCTCCGATGTCACGGTCAGTAGGTACGGGGTCGGTAAATTGGAAACGTAACATGTTACTATCTCCCTGCCCACCTAAGTACCACGTACCGTAAGGCGTGCCTTTGTCGTTGTAAATACCACCAATTAAAGAAGACTCAGAGCGAAAGCCGTAAGGAACACCGCTCAAACCTAAAATGTAGCAATTTCTTTCCTTGTCGCTACCTTGTGGACTATATCCAGTACCACCTCTACGAACAACACCGAACCATCCCCAAGAAAGCCCACCAAATTGATACATGACTGTATCATTTTTGCGCCTTACTTTTAAAAATGAATTCCCTAGTTTTGAAACGATGTTCAGATTTCTCCAACCAGTGTCACCAGTCAAGACTTCCCAGCCTTGATTGTTGTTCCCAGTTCGCTTTATCCATTTCAGAGCGCCATTTGTTACTGCGGTATCAACGTAAGTCGTCCCGACTGGAGCAGTAACCTTGCCATTTGGCATACCAGTTCCGTGGATTTCGTACTGATTGACTTGTCCAGCAGGTGCGTTTGATGCCGGTTGACTTGGTAGCGTTACGCTTCCCCCACCGTCAGAAAGAATGAGCGTGTTTCCGGATAAGGTCAGCTTCTGCGGAATGCCCACACCGTCAGCACCTTTTGGACCCGTTAAACCAATAGGCCCTTGTTCGCCTCGCTCGCCCTTTTGTCCGTCTTGCCCTCGTTCGCCTTGCAATCCTTGAGGTCCAATAGGTCCTTGAAGTCCGTCCGCTCCTCTTGGTCCAGTATCACCTTGTGGTCCACGCTCTCCAGTATCGCCTTTAGGTCCAATAGGTCCTTGAATACCTTGTAAACCTTGCTGACCGGTTTCCCCTCGTGGTCCAGTCAATCCTTGCGGTCCTTGTAGTCCTATTGGTCCACGTTCGCCAGTTTCTCCCTTGTCGCCCTTTGGACCTTGAGATAAAGCAACATTCTGCAATTCTTGTTTAGTTGCAAACTGACTTGTATCAATATTGGGCTTGCTCTCTAACGCCGTTACACGTTCTCTAAGGGCGCTATCGTCATACACGGTATCTTTATCCGTCTTCATCTTTAACGATTCAATATCGGCTGAAATATGGCTTATTTCGGTACGATCAACTTTACTTTCTAATTCTTGCTTTGTAGCAAAACCGCTTGTGTCGATTTCCGGTTTCGTTTCAAGCGCTTGTAAACGTCGAATAATCTCCGAATCGTCAAACGTTGCGCCTTCGACATGAACATTCTTGATCGCTTCTTCTAGTTCAGCTTTCGTTACAATATCCGTTAACGCTACAATACGTTTTGTGTCTTTCTCAATAACCGGCAATTCGCTGTGTTTGTCGATTTCTGACACACGCACGCCAAAAGAGAATTTCAAGATGTCCGCTGATTGTACGACTTTCTCAGCATAAACAAACCCGTCAACAATTTCATCGGTAGTAATTAAGCTAGTATCGAATGGAATAGAAACAAGATTGTCTTCAACTTTTCCCGCAACTTCCAAGAAACGATTTGTCGTTTTGAAGTGGAATAAGACGATAACTTTTTCAGCGTTTACGCCGTTCAGTCGTAACTCGATGAATGCGTTGTTTTTGTCGTGTGAATAAAATTCTTCTTTCACTCTATCCGAATTATCTCGGACGTTGACACAAACGCCAGTTTGTCGTTTAATAATTTTTTTCAAAGGTTGCCCCCTTTCATACAAAATAAAAAGGAAGCCTTATGGCTTCCCTTTTCTAGTCTTCGCTTGGTTCGTGATATTCAAGCGCTCTGTCACTATCTGTGATGCCAGCAGTCGTTGGATCAGTAACTACTCCCAAAAGAACCAAGATATAAACAAATGTATTCACACCGTTTTGAATGTTTTGTGGAACTTCAAATCCGAATTGTTGAGACATTAAAAAGATTGCTCCCAAAAGTGCAATAAGCGTAACTTTATTTTGTAAACGTAGTTTCCAGTTAATTTTATTCATCATCATTTTCCTCTTTTATTTCTAGTTCGAGAAATTTCTCAAACAGTATTTTGATAGCACCGTTTCCGCCTAATTCGACGTAGCTTTCATAAAGTCGTGAAAGTTCTTCAATTTCATGCTGACTTGTATTCCCACGTCGTATTGATTTTTTCAAGTTTTCTTGCAATCGAAAACGTTGTAACCGTTGCAATCCTTTTCCGATTAGTGAAAGATTTTTATTGTTATCTTTCCCGATTTCCTCGACTGCGTGAACTGATTTTTCAAGTTCCCCGATTTTATCTGATAGAACGTTGATTTGCTTTTCAGTCTCTTTTGTATTTTGCGTACTTTTGAATGAGAAATAACTTGGAATAATCACAATTAAAACGGGCGTGAGTTTATCAAGTAAAGTTATAAATTCCAATTAAACCACCCCTTTTCTGAAATAGTGGTCTATTGAACGGGTTGTGTTTCTAACTCGCTAGATGGTTTCTCTGGTTTTGGCTCAGTCCACTTCCAAACTCCTAACTTGCCGTTTTGTTCAAGTTCTGCGAGTTGTTCAAGCGTTTGTCCTTGATATGTGAAAGGCTCGTTGACTTGGATCATGACACGTTTTCCTTCTTGGAATTTTTCAACATGGTTCGGATTTTCAAGTGTGAAGATTTCTTGTGGTTGATAGGTCTTGCCAGTTTTTCCGAGTTCGACAAGTTCAAGTCCACGTTTAAAGACTGTTGGATAAAGCGGGTTTTCGGTATCCGTAACACGAACCAATACCGCCCAATCTGCGACGGCTTTAACTTCTGCGATTTTAGCATCTTTCTCAGTAAGTTTCACTTCGTAGTCTTGCGCTTGTGTTTGCAAGTCTTCTTGAAGTTTCTTCACACCGTCCGCTGGATTTAATTCAGTAGCGACTTGACCAAGTACCGCTTGGATAAGAACTTCGTCTGATTCACTCACACGGTCACCAATCAAAACACGGTCAAAAGCCGTATAAGGCGCTTCTTGTCGGATTGCTACGAAAGTACGGTTGTTTTCTTGCAAATATTTGTTTACTAATTTAAATGTCATATATTATTGTTCCTCTGTTTCTTTCTGCGTTTCTGCTTGTAATTTTTGAAGTTGTTCTTGTGCTTCTTCATAAAACGCTTTGTAATTTGCGCATTCAATCGCTTTATTTGCGAGTTGAATAGCTAAGTCGTTAATAACTTTATCCGATGTGTTCATATTCTACCTTTCTTTTTTTTATCGCCATCGACTATAATAGCCTCTTTTATAATTGCCGTCATGGTCAAGATTTCTGAAATTGTCATAGATATCATCAAGGACTTTACTTAAATAAACACCTTTTAAAACAATTTCATCAAGACCAGATATACTATGTGCACCCGTGTCAATAGCGACTTCTCTCAGACCGCCTTGTGCGCTCTGGTTGAATGTTATTCTTTGACCATACATATTGATGGCGCTTTGAATTCTATATCCTGTTCTACCATTCCAGATTTGCATACCCGCTGAAGTATTGTCCATTGCTTGCAAACCATTTCGGTTACTTAGCAATGCTGTATAAGAACCGTCAACTCCGTTGATATTACCAGCGCCAAACACTAGATATTGTAACGGACGGTTAGGAAATTGATTTTTAATACCTACACCGAAGCCATTCATTTCTAACCAACCTGTCTGCAAGTCAAAATCAGTCACGTTATTTAATGAAGTTAGTTTACCACCTTTGATGATGTTTGCCGTCAACCCTTCTGTTACAATGTTTTTGGCAGAAATATTGATAATATTCGCCTTGCTTGCATCAATCTCTCCGATGTGTGCCGTACCAATTTGAGCATTGCCAATCATAGAACTTTTAATAACGCCGTCTTTGATGTAGGTCTTCTCACCGACTGATATTAGTCCCTCGTTGATTTTAACTGAGCCGTCGGGATTTAAATTGATAGCACCTAGCACGTCGCCAGCACTATTGAGGTTTTTAACCGACCATGAACCCGCAAGCTGCGTTACTTGTGTACGTGTTGCTTCAACATTGCGATAGGCTTCGTCAAATTGACTTGGTTTAAAGCTACCAGTTCTCGGGCCTCTCACAAGCATAGGTTCTTTAACTTCTACCCAGCCATTTTTTACAAGATAGAAGAAGATAGGAAAGTTCCCTACTTGGTCAAAGTCAAGGTCTTCTGTCATTTTGAACGTACCTTGAAAATCAATCCATCCTTGCAATTCAGGAGTCTGAGCGTTTGCAACGATCTTCTGTAAAACGGTTTTGTTTTTTGCGTGATTTTTGATAACCACACAAAACTCATGGTCTAATTGTCGTCTGATTTTATATTTAAATCCGAGCGTATAAACTTCGCCTTTTAAAATTTTAGGTACATAAATTGGTAAGGTGAACCCGCCCCAGTTATAGTTATTCAGACCTTGAGCGTCAATATTGAATACGCCATAGTCCGTGTTATAGATACTAACTCCGTTTCGGTTGTTCACGATTGTATGCTTGTCTAGTTTTTTAGAATTAACAATCAAGTTATTATCAGATACTACTAAGTCGTTGACTTCTGTTTGGAAAATCTCATTCGTCATAACTAACCGTGAAATTTTATCGGGCAAACCTTGTTCAGTATTACCCAATACACGCTCGTAGAGTTGAGCCGTTTCTTTGACACGTTGAAATTCTACTTGATTGGCCTTGTCAGCCATTTGACTAGAAAGATTTGCTATACGTTCACTGACTGATTGTTTGTATTCAGCAAACTTGGCTTCATTATCGCTTGTGAGTGCTTCAAATCGTCGGTTGATACCTTCAACGTTTTCAAAGTAGGTACTTTTTGCTACAAATCTATTACTGAATGATTCGCGGAGAGAAGTAATTCGGCTTTCTGTTTCTTCTCGAGAATAGCGTTTTAACTCATCTGATAAATTTTCACGCTCTTCTTGAACGCTTGTTTTAAAAGCGTTTAAATCTCTAATGTTAGCAAGTGCTCTATTTTTAGCTTCATCTGCTAATTCAGTGCTTGCTCCAGCTTTTTTTAAGGCTTCTTCTGCTTTTGCTTTAGCTTCATCAACGCCCGAAAGATTGAGATTTTCAAAACGCTTGCTGATTTCATCAATAATTTCTTGGTCGCTATTGCTTCGTATGATTTCTTTCCAAACTTCGCCCGTCCACCTCAACATGATTGTTTGCCCTTCGTGTTCGGGATTTGGTTTGAACCATATATCATTGATACCGACTTTTCCAGCGTGCGTTTTCGTTGGATCATTCGCACCGTACCAGTTCTTATTCAATCCGTCAGCGCTTGGCAAAAAGTCCGGCAGGTTTTTAAGCAAGCCATTAAAACTAGACGAAATCAACTCATCTGCTTTCTGACTAGCGATATTTTGGATTTTAGCTTCATTGCTTTCTGAAATCCTATCGCCCAGCTTGATATCGCTTGATTCGTTATTTAAACGGTTGAATGTGATTTCAAAAATACGAGTGTCATAGTCTAGCTTCTTATCGTGTCGTACAACACGGATTGTATCGCCGATTTTGACACCTTTCAGATAAACAGTAGAGGTTTTCAAGGTCAACTGTGGTCTTGATGCTCTTACAAGTTCATCATAAGTACGCTTAATCAATGTGTTTTTGTCTTCTTCATCTTCAAAGACTGCAAAGCCTACCTTTGCACGCATTGTGCCATCTGCGTTCTTGATGCCGTAGCGTTTAGTCATTTCAGGAAGTTCAACATATTTCTGACCTTTTGGTTTGTCTACTGGATTGCCTTTTTTAGTTTCCCAAACGACATCCTCGAATGTAATTCTGCGCCCGTAAGTGCCAGTAGTATTTTCTTCACTTGGTGCGCTGAGTTCTTCGCCCTTGCCTCTACCAATTAAAGCAGTAAATAGGTTAGTACGTTCTACTTCTTGTAAAATCTGTAAAGCGTTATGTCCATAAACTACACGCTTGCCCGTTGCTTCGCCGATTTTCTGTTTGAAATCAATATAGCGTGCGCCTATTTTATTGCCGTTCACTTCAACAAAGAACTGCATTTCTAAATTCCATACTTGACAAACCTTTTTCAAGGCTTCAAATGTTGAAATGTAGTAGAAGTTTGTTGATCGCTGACTTGTTTCACTAACAAAACGTGCTTGCCAGTTAGTACCAGCAAGCAGTTCATCAATAATAGGTCTAGCAAATGTATTATGTGGACGTTTATCTAAAACAACGGATTTTCTTAATTCTTCAATGCCTGACTGAACGCCAATCAAGGTTGTAAGGTTTTCTGAGAATTTTTGAGCAATATAGAAATAATGAAATGTATGTGCATCTTCGATTGACTGAATAGCCATATACTCTACTGCATCAAATTCTTTCTTGCTCAATGTTTTCATCTCAACCGTGAGCCTATCAGATACGTATTTTTCAGTAGTTAAAGCGAACTTTTGGAGAGCAGTCTTGATAGCTTCTTTTTTGACGATTTTTATTAGTTTCTCGTCTTTATCAAATAAGTAAATCATCGTCGCTCATCCCTCCATTTCACTTCCTTAACCGTTGCATTCGTAGCTGAAATGGTATCACGGTTTCTGACCTTGAAATTTTCTAAATCACTAAACAAATCAAGTTCACTTAAAATACTACGGTTCTTATACAAGGCTTTCACTTCCTCAGTTTCAAACAAGATTGTAATGTCTTGATTGGCATCATAAGCACCAGTAAATGAAATTGTTTGTCGTCCGTTTGTAATTCTGACAGTGTTTGTTGTTTTCGTTGTTGTTACAACGATTTTTTCCGGCATCACTTCAAAAGCACCGGTCAATTCAACTTGTCCGACTGAACCTTTCAACCGTGATTTCTTGTATCCGTCTGGAGCTAACAAAGAGAAACGGCTGACAATGCTTTTTGTGTTTTCCTCAAAGTTATCAGCGCCACTAAAAATTGCAAAATAAGTGAAATCCGGCTCATCCTTGAAAGTTACTTCAAGCGTTTTTGAACCGTTGTTTGTTGTTCTCAAGAACAAGTTTAGCTTGTCGAATTTTTCTCGAAGCTCTTCGCTTGTTTTAGCTTCTAGCTGGTATTTGATTTCAAGAACCCTTGATGGCTCTGAAATTTCTTCAATCCAAACACCACGACGGCCAGCGATAGAGGTTGTTTTGACCTCTTGGCCTATCAAACCTCTACCCGATACCGAAAGTTGTCTATACCCGTCCACGATCTCGTTTACGGGCGTTCCGTTAATGCTCATGTTATCGCTAGGCTCGATAGCCACGATGTCGTTATGTTTTTCTAATTTTGAATATCCATACATGGTATCTTACCTTTCTAATAATTAGTTGCTAAAGTTAATTCCATTTCTTGAGCGCTTGTGATGTCTTCAGTAAACGCTCTATAAGTCGTGTTACCCATTTTAAGAACAATGTCAGCAGATTGCTGTCCAACTGTGATTGTACCGCCGTTGAAATCGACTGATGTATCATAGCCAGTTAAACGTCCTAATTGGCCATCTACTGCGTTTAATTCGCCTTGTAATGTTCCAGCTAGGTCTTTACCAGTAAACGCATCAATCGCCCCTTGTGCCATGTTTCCGACTGATTTCATGACTGCGCCAGCTTGATTGTTAACCCCGATGATGAAACCTTCATCTGTGTATTCCCCGAATTGACGGAAAACTCGTGAAGGTGAGTGAATACCAAGTAAACGCTTAGCGCCGTTGATAGCACCTTGAACTGCTCCAGTTACCGAATTGATAAGAGCGCCCGCAGCGTTTCTAACACCATTTACAAAGCCCATAATTAAGTTGTATCCAACATTGATGGCACTACTTACAAAACTTCTGGCTTGTGATACTGCATTGCTAAAACTACTTGAAACAGATGATACAATTCTAGGCCCAGCGCCTGTGATTGTACTTACGAGTGTATTCCAGCCGTTAACTACTGCGTTCTTGATGTTTTCAACCGCATTTGATACCGTTGTTTTAACGTTCTGCCATGCGTTTAATATTGTATTTTTGATATTTTCTAAAACACCTTTCAAATAGCTTACGATAGCGTTCCAGATGTTCATAATCGTTTGCTTGGTTGTTTCAATGGCGTTTGAAATGGTTTGTTTAACATTTTCCCAAGCGCCCATGACTGCTGATTTGATATTTTCCCATGTCGAAGACAAGAAAGACACAATAGCAGTCCAAATTTCATCAGTTTTTTCTTGAATAATCGTCCAAGCGTTTGAGATTGCTTCTTTTATCAAGTCAAAATTGCCAGTAACAAGTCCATAGATAGCAAGCAAGACCGCTGCGAATATAGCTTTGATAATCTCCCACGCCGAACTAAAGATTGTACTGATAACAGTCATTGCTGATTGGATGAACGTCCAGATTGTCGTCAATACTGTTGTAATTGTGCTTGAGATTGCATCCCAGATAGGAGTGATAAACGCTGAAATTGCGTTCCATGTTGTGTCCCAAAGCGTTTGGATTGTCGTTAAAGTCGTACTAATAACTAAATTGATAGCGTTCATACCTGTATCAATGATACTCTTGATGAAATCCCAGATTGGAGTTATAACAAGGCTTAAAGTGTTCCATGTTGAATCCCAGATAGCTTGTAGGATACCCAAACATGAAACAAATATCTGAACGATGCCATCCCAGATAGCACCTAATAGTTGTTTGGCGTTTTCAAAGTTTCGTGCTGCTCCTTCTTTAATCGTTTCCCAAGCGCCCGACCAGTCACCGTCAAGAATCTGCATAAAAGCTTTGAAAAATGTTAGGATAGCATCTAAATTATTGCCAATAACCGACTTGATAACCGTCCAAACTGAGCTGACAGTAGCCACGATAGCGTTCCAAGTCGCTTCAATGATAGGTGCTAAAAAGTTTGTAACGTTCTCTACGGTCGTTTTGATTTGATTCCAAACTTTAGTAGCAACCCTTTCAATCAATTCATGGTTTTCTTCCCACCATGACGTCATTGTTCCCCAGATATCACTTACGAATGAGACAATTTCTTGCACTGCGCTAGTAACTGCGTTTTTGACCGCTTCCCATGCTGAATTGACTTTATTTCTGAAGTCTTCGCTAGTGTTATATACACCGACCAAAATGGCAATTAAGGCTGTTATAACTGCAATAACGATAAGAACTGTACTACCTATCGCCCCGATTGCTCCAGCGATTGCGCTAAAAATACCGCTTCCGCTCTCTGCGACTGTGAAAAGGCTTGATAGACTAGAAACAGCCCCGCTTATCACTTTAAAAGCTGTAATCATCTTAGCAATTCCAGAAGCAACCGCCCCGATAGCAACTAGCGCTGGCCCTGCTAGTGTAGCAATTAAACCAGTCCATTTTTGCCACGGTTCAAGTGGTAAGTTATCCCAGATTGTCAAAAGAACCCTTACTACGTTGTCTTTGAAAGTTAAAATCGTGTCTTTTAAGTCTTCCATTAGTCCAGCAATATCTGCTTCATCGTGTCCAAGTCCAGCGACAAAGTTTTCTGCTGCTGCTTTCATCGCATAGAACGAACCAGCCACGGTTTCGCTTGCTTCTTTCGCAGTCGTTCCAGTAATTCCTAAGCGATCTTGCGTAATTCCGATAGCTTCAATCAACGTATGGAATGGAATATCTTTCACGTTTTGCGCCGTCGCTTCAAATTCTCCGTTTAAAACGCCCGACTCATTGACAAGCCGAGCCATTTCGCCCGCAGTACCACCATAACCAAGTTTTAGGTTGTCCAGCATCGTGTAATTGTCCTTCGCAAAACCTTGATAGGCGTTTTGGATATCGGACATATTTGTGCCCATTTTGTTGGCATTGTCTGCCATTTGAACAAGTGCTTTATCAGCGTATTGGGCGGCCTTCTCAGTATCTCCGCCTAAACCTTGTAGCAAGGTTGCAGAAAATGAAGTTACTTGTTGCATATACTGATTTGCTGATACACCAGCCGTTTTAAACGCATTGTTTGCATTAGATAGAACGCTTGCGCCTTTTGCTTCCATTGTGTCATACATTTCTTGCGCTTCTTTTGCTGTGATATTGTACTTTTTAGCAAGCTGAATTGCGCTCGTTCCATTGTCTTTGAATAGCGTTTCAACCCCACCTAAACTTTGCTCTAGATCAGCATAAGATTTGATAATTTTAGTAACCCCAGCTACTGCTGGAGCAGTCAAGCCTGCTGTCAGTCCTGCGCCTAATTTCGTAGCTGATGAGCCAAAAGATGAAAGGCTTTCGCTCACTTTGTCAAGGCTTGCCGATGCTTGCGATTTCAAGTTTTGAATAGACGTTTGCGCTTGTTTTAAACCGCTAGAAAAATCAGTTACATTAGCTTTTAAAACGGCGGTAACGTCAAAATTTGCTCCCATGAGTTACCCCCTTTCTTTCATAGATTGATTAAGCCTACGATTTCTATCAGCTAGACTCAATCGTTTATTGTTAACTTGTTTGACTTCATCCTTTTTGAAAATCTTGTCAAACTCGTTTTTGTGATTGTAAAAATCGTCAAACGTCCTATACGCTGACCTTGCGCTTTTGCCTTTTCCTTTAGTTGCTTGGACTGTTTGATTAAACCATGCTTGAATTGCTGAATGGTAGCGCATATCTTCTTGCTTGATAAGATAAGCGGTATTATAGATTTCAAATTCTTCTAGCGTGGTTCGTGATGCTTCTTGAAACGTCATATTGTGTCTAGCTATGAGCAAGGCTATTGCTTCATCATAGCCAAAGTCTGAACCTTGATTTTCCCTTACTCGACTAGGTTCATTGCTTTTTTGAGTAGGGGCGATGCTTTTAACTCTGCCACAATTTCGTTAATAGTCTTGTCGTACTCGTCATTCAAAATCAAGTCTTCAAGATATTTTTCAATCGCTTCATTGCTTGGTTTTTGGTTTTCGGTTATTGTCCCAGCTTTGATAATATCTACAAAAGCCATTGGATCGTTTAGCGCTTGTCCAGCATTGAGCAATGTCATTGCACCATATCCGGTTTTAATGCCTTCTAATTCAGCAGAATGAAGTTTGTTCATTTCTCGCAAAAAGCCAAGGCCAAAGCGTAAAGTGTAGTCACGTTCTCCAATTTTTAAAATCATCTGTTTTTTCTCCTTTTAAGTAAAAAAATAAAGGGCAAATAAATTGCCCTTGTAAATACCACTATTAAACCGGAACGCCTGCCCCGTCTGCTTCTTTTTCGAGTGTGTGGTAGTTGTATTGTGCGCTTGCGACTGCTTGTTTTTGTGTTTCTGTCAATTTGTCAGTATGCAAGATACCGTTTCCGTCGATAGCGACTTCATAAGATAACTCAACCTTATCATCTGACGGCGCTGACAATTCAAAGTTTTTGAAATAACCTTGATAATATTCTACGTCGTACTTATCAACTCCACCCTCTTGTTTCTTGCTTCCAAGGTCAACGATCCAGCACTCGATTTTATCGTTTGCTTTAAACCATTTGCGCATTTCTTTCCACATATTCACTGTGTCACCGTCTTCGCGGTAAGCAAGAGATTTGAACTCTCCACTTGTTTCTCCGTCTGAAATAGAGTTAACGACACCGTCTTTTGTTTTAGTACTTTCTACGTTCTTTTCTTGCTTGATAGACAATTCAGATTGGAAGCGTACTTTACCCGCATCTTGTTTTGTGCGGTCAGCATAACGACGGAAAAAGGCAATAACGTCTTTCCCCAAAATTAAATCTGCCATTTATTTATTTCTCCTTTTTTGTGTAATTAAAAGTTAAATCCAGCACGATATGAAGTAAAGGCTGGATGTCTGTATTATCTGCGATGACTTGTTTTTCTGTGTTTCTGTGATTGAAGTTATACTCATACCCGTCTTTCAAATGCTTCAATACATTCTCAAGATAGGCTGAAATGTTGTCTATTTTGGCTCTATCCGCTCGTATTCCGTAAATATGGACTGTTTGCCGTGCCGTTCCGATTAAGTCGTTGTTGGGCGTGTCTGAACCGTTATTTTCTCCAATATAGACAAACGGATATTTTGTATCAGCTTCAGGCAAATAATCGTATGTATCAACCCTTGCATCGCTGATAGCAAATATCTTTCTGAATAAATCATGGTTTGGTGTCATTTAAATGCCCCTTTCATAACGTTTGTCATATCTCTTTGAAATTCCGGTGTAATTTGTTCAAGCATCGGTCTGAAGTGTGGTTTGCCTGGCATATAGCGTGTACCGTATTCTTGATAACCCGTATATGCTGCACTACCCGTTATCCATGCTTCCATACCGTGATATGAAACATTGATATGACGTTTTAAAAAACCGGTATCTTTAGGCGCTAAATCACGAGCAACTTTTTTCCCTCTTTCAGCGGTGTTTTTCAATACTTGTATAGATTGTTCGACCGCTTTAGGGTGCGCGTTGAATATCGTGCTTGTTAGCTTCTCTAGTCCGTGCCATTCGATACTTGCGCCCATTTATACCTTGACCGTCCTTTTGAGCCGCACGGCGCTTTTAGACGCTTCTACGCTGTCAATCGGTTCATACTTGAAACCGTCATAAATTGCATACAAGAACGGTTCTTGTTCTTGCTGAAATCTGCATATCATGACGACATCGGAACGATTGCCGTATAACTCGAAAACCTTTGCTTTTTGAATGAAATTCACAAAACATGGTACAACTACGGATTGTTCAGCTTTGTTGTCGTAAGTATCCGTTACTGGATTGTACTTAGCAACTCCCGAACCTCTAACAAGCGTTATTCTGTGAGGTGTTTTCATAGAAAGAATGCCTTTCCACGTTGACGTTGTGAACCGTCAAGGCCAAAATCCTTATTCAAAATAGCCATGTAAGGCTTGAATAGGTTGTCAAAGTCTTGATAGGTTACTGAATAACCGTCAACTGTTTCAGTAGTAACACTTTCCGAACCTTTTCGCCCGTATAGTTTATAAACAACGTTTTCAATCATAAAATTATACTTACTGTCAATATATACCGAACCAGTAAGCGATTTGAAGTAGCTTTCAGCATCTTCAACTAAATCTTGTAACAAGTCATTTTCTTTTGTGTCGGCAAGGTCAATACCCAACCGACGCTTGATTTTAGCAAGTTGGGCATTATCCATGCTTATTCTCCTGCTTCTTCTTCGATTTCTTCAACCGGTTCAGCTTCAGGCAATACAATGTCGCCTGGCGCTCCGTCTGATTCGATAACTCCTTTTTTCAAAAGAGCCTTAATACGAGCATCCGTTACGCTCAGATCTTCTCGAGGATATACCTCACCTTTTTCATAAAGACGATTGTTGTCTTTGGTATCGATGATGTTAGTCGTTACGATGTAAGTCATTCAATACCCCCCTTTCAAAATTAGACGTTTGTCGCATCTGTCAACTTAGCAAATGCGTTTGTCTTAGTGATCATAACTGCGATGTCCATTGTGCAACGGATAGCAATCATTTCTTGTTCAAATAGGTTTACTGGAGTTCCATCTGCATTCTTAACAGTCGTGATTTGGCCTTCTTCAGAAATCTTGTAATTGATGTTATAAGGGACGCCATAGATAAGGTTGTCGAAGTCCCCAGCAATCAAATCACCTTTTTTGAATTGTTTAGATTTCATGTCAACGACAACTGTCCCGTCAAGTTTGTTAGTGTCCTTGTCGTAAATTGTTTTCTTGTCGCCATCACGGGCATCACGAAGCGCTGAACGGTTAGATACACGAGATACAAAAGCGTTGATTTCGATGTCGTCGTCCAAAAGTTTATCTTCAAGTTTCAAGATGTTTTCGTAAGTTACCGGTCCGCCAATGACTTTGCTTGCATCTTTAGCAGCCTTAGCGACTGAGTTTGCAAATGGTGTTTCATGTCCAAGTAGTCCGGCTTCGTCAATCTTAGTGTAGAATGCTTCAACAATTTGTGGTTTCATGTCTTCAAAGAATTTTTCCCAAGTGTAGTTGAGCGCTTCACGAGAAGCAAGAAGGATGATACCAAGTTTGTGAGCACGAAGCGTTACTGGTACGATTTCAGGCTTGTCAGTCTTGATTGTTTCTGTTTCATTTACCCAGTAAGCTGAAACGCCGTCAGTTTGAACGTGGACTGTTTTTTCTTGTTTACCGTCCATTTCGTGATATTTACCAAGTTGCATCACGATAGAGTTTTGAGCTACTTCTTTCATGATGATGTCTGTAAATTCTTTGTGAAGAGTTCCGTCTGGTTTCTGTGAAACAAGGACTTTTGAAGGGTTAAAAGTTTGTACTGTCATTTATAAAATCTCCTTTAGATAATTCTTGAGTTGCGGAAGATTTCTCCGCTTGATTGTGTTTCTGAACCACCAAAAGCAGTACTTACTGCTGGTGGTTCAGATTGTGTGTATTCAGACTTGATTTCACTAATAATGCTTTCAAAGTCTGAAATAGCTTGTAGTGTGCCGTCTGCTGTGTCTTTCACGACAAATGCAAGGACACGATCATTTACTGGCAACTTACGACTTGATAAAGTCTTAACAGCTTCTTCAGTCAACTCTCGCTTAGTTTGTTCTTTTTCAAGCCCAGCGATTTTATCAAGTAGTGATTGTTTTTCTGCTTCGGCTTCTTTTCTACGATATTCTTCAAGTTCTTTACCTGATAATTCCGTTTCCGCTTTGTACTTTTCTAAAGCTTTAGCAATAGCTTCCTGTGTTGACTGAGCGTGTTTTTTCTCTGCTTGCTCAAGTCGTCTTTGCATTTCTGCGATTGATACCGTTTTTTCAGTTTCTGGTTTTGGATTGCTAGCTTGTTCCTCAACCGTAGTGTCCTGAACTTGAGTATCAACTGTCTGTGTTTGTTCTTCTGCCATGTTTGGCTCCTTTCTCTACGCTTTAACGAGCAACCCCCTCGAACTCATGCAACTTTTAACGTCTTCAGCACGGTTTGGACAAAATAAAAAGCTTGGATTTTAAATCCAACCTTTAAAATTCTTTATTAAATTGGTCTAGCGTACTTCTTCCGTCTTTGTACTTCATTTCAATATGTCCGTACGCTGAGCATCTGCAATTAGGATGCATAGGAAACATATTTACGCCTTTTTCTACCTTGTCAATCGGTACTGCCGTATTATTTAACGGCTTGCATATATCACACGCTCCACTTTCTGCTACAAAAATCATATGAGTGAAGCCATTATCTTTCAAGACAGCATGGTCTGTATCAGCGTTTATTCTTGCTATCTCGGTTTTAATCAAGCGTTTAGCGTTATACTCACTTGTACCGTACTTGTTAGCAAGCAACTTCATTTCTTTTTGGTAGCCGTTCATATCTGTATAGATACGATTTAAAGAAGCGAATACATCCCTTTGTAGTATCGCTTGTAAGCCTGTTTTACCCCATACACGACTAGAAAAAGATTGCCCGTAAAAATCAGCATCTAAAATCGAATCCAAGCGCTTTTTCGCTCCACTTGAAGAAATACCCAAGATACCCGCTTGACGCTTGTATTCGGCTAAATATTCGCTTCTGCGTGCCTTGTCAAAGACTTCATCAAGATTACTTGTCAAACTGTTAATTTCAAGACCTAATTCAGCTTTCAAAAGTTCCAATCTGCTGACTTTCATCTTCAAGTTATAAACTCTTAACCAAGAATTAGTCTTATGACTGAAATCTTTCTCTTTAACGGCTTTTCTTGCTCGTTCCGAAAACTTCGTAACGTCAAATTCAGAAGCACGCTTCATTGCTTCTTGCTTCGTCAATCCTTCACGCCCAGCATAACCGAGATAAAACTTGTCTATCTGCGCTTGAAGTCGGTCATAGCTTTCCTGGTATAACTCTGTGATTATCCTATCACGGTCTAAATCACGCTTGATTAGTTCAGCTTGTGCCTTGCGTTCAGCGTTATATAAACGGTTATCAGCTTTCTTGCTCATTCATGCCACCTACTAACTGCATGATCTCGTTGTCACTTGCTCCACTTTCTTTCAAAATGCGCTCTTGTTCCGTCTTGTAGTCCGTGAAACTTGCGTTGTTCATGAGTGTTTCTTGTGATACCACTCCACCCGCTTCGATATAAGCCTTGATTTCATTCCAAACGTCTTGTGGAATGTTCGGATGAAACGTAAATGTCAGCTTGTTAGCTTCAATCAACGGTTTATTGATAGCTTTGTGAATGTTGCTAATCAATTCATAACGACGGCGCAAAGCCTTAGTAAAGTATGTTTCCTTGTTCTTTCTGACTTGCTCAAGTCCAATCATTTTATAAAGCAATGCAATGCCCGAAGATGTAGCGTTAAATCTATCATCTTCAAGGTTAGGAATACGGCTAAATCTGTGAATATCGTTCGCTAAGCGGTTTTTATATGCTTCTGTGCCTTGTACGTCATATTGCTTATAGATATATCCAGCATCTGCACTTGTTTGTTGACCGTTTGTACTGATACCAGTTTGAAGTAGTAGCATGTTAGCATCTTTCATCTTAGCAATATCACTTGCTGATAAGCCTAATGCATCAAGGTCGCCCTTAATTAGAAGCATTGCATCATTTAAATCTGACATATAATTAGCTGTGTCAGATTGTCCAGCATCATAGGCATCTATCAAAGAGATTTCACTTTCAAAGTCACCCATTCTATAGCGATTATTCCACCACTCAACAACTGGAACATCTCTATATTCATGCTTCGCGATTGTATCAACAGTCAAGCGTACTGCATTTGTTGTATAAGGTTTATAAGTGATGGTTTGGTCTTTAGTATATACTGTCATATTCACTTTGTCGGCAAAAACTGGAAGATGCACGGCAAGAATGATATTCTGTTCTACTGTTAAATCACGAACAACAAACATTTCAAGCGGGTTAATCAAAACAACTCTATCTGCTCCGTCTTTATCCCTGAAATGATACTCAAAAGCACGACCGAAGATTGAAGCATCAAGCGCTAAATCTCCATTCAATGCGTTAATGTCATTGTTCCACTCGATTTCTTGAATAGTTTCAAGTTGCTTTTTCTCTGCTCCCTCTAAAATACCGATAGAAACGGGATTGCCAATAACATAATTTGTAGCAAAACTAGAAATATAACCGCCCCATTTGTGACGTACTCTATAATCTGCTTTCTCGTTATCTAGTCGTCTGTTTCCCGATAAGATACTGTAATTGTCGCCTTTAGCGTACGAAGATAGCACTTTCAAGCGCTTTTGTTGGCTATTGAAAAATGCTTCAATCATGCCCCTAAAGACTTTCTTGCCGTTATCTGTATTCAGCAATTCATCACTTGAAGCATATCTGAATTGCTCATTTGAAATACTACCAAAGTGTAGACTATCAGACCTTGTTTTGCTTACTGTGTCTATACCATGTTCAAATTCATTTACTTTGTCCACTCTCTACCTCCTGAACATTTTATTGATTTTGCTAATCGTTCTATCAACGTCAATTTCTTTCTTAGCTTGATAAATCCTATCTTGCAAAGCATATCTGATAGCATCTATACAGTGGTTATAGCTGTCTACTGGTTCATTGATGTATTCATTTGTCTTTCTATCTTTCTTCCAAGTATAATTTTCAAGTTCTTCAATCAGCTTTACGCATCTTTCATCAACTATCCATTCATACTGAAGTAAGTATTGTATTCCTTGCATAACTGATCCAGCACCTTTCTGCACATCAATAACCCGAGGGATTCCAAGATTTCGCAATTCTTGGTTCGATTTCTTTTCAGCGCTATCCGCTCGTATCTGCTCTTTAGCATATCCAAGAGCCTTTATCGCTTCAGCTATCTTGTCATTCGTCAAACCTTTTCTAACAAATTCCTCTACGACGTATAAACGCTTGATTTCGTCGTCTATCCTTACATGAAGCAAAGCTGACGGGTCGTTTATAAAACCATAGTCAAGGCCAAAATAAGCCGGCAGATGCGCCAGTTCTTCCTTGTTTAGCAAACGTTTCTCATACTTAGGGAAAATCAACTTGTCAAGTGTTGCGAACTCTCCTAAAGCATAGATTTTGTAATACGCTTCGTTTCTGTTTGCCAGTTCCTCGATATTCTCGATTGTTACTTGATCTAAAAAGCGATTGTCTTTGTATGATGTGTGATAAACAACCGTGTTTTTTGGCTTCTTCACAAAGAATGCGTTGTATGTCCAATTTACTTTAGACACAGGGTTAAACATCAAGAATATCTGCTTATTCAAGTGTTTCTTATCACGTAAACGCAAAGTCAACTGTGTGTAGTCATCTAACGTAAATTCTGACGCTTCTTCCATGACAACGTCTGACACGCCCTTGATTGACTTGATTTTTTCAGGGTTATCTAAACCCTTAAATATAAACTGTGCGCCGTTTGGTAATTCAATCCGATATGCTGAATTATTTATCTTACACTTATCTAATAACTGCCATTTATCCAAACACTGCTTCACATCTTCAAAGATTGAGTCATAAACCGTTGCGCCTACCTTACGCAAGAAAAGAACCTTGCGTGGATGCTTCCAGTCTTGGCAAGATTTAAAAACAACCTTTTGTATCACTCCGTGACTTTTACCACTTGATGCACCGCCATAGTGTACCTCTGTAAAGGTTGAGTAGTCGTATAGCTTATCAAAGATATGCTTATTAAAAACACGGCTAGGATGCTCGATAATGATATTTATTCTTGGCTTAGTCTTCAGCATCCCAATCACCAACTTTTATGTCAATAGTTTTTTGAGTGATTTCTTGCCTATCTACGAATAAGCCGTAACGCTTGCCAAGGTCAACTGCAGCACTCTTTCTTGTTGACACGTTCGGTTTAGCATCCATGACTTTTTGATAGCCGTCGCCGTCAAGAACCAATAAAGGCTCGGTTATTTCACCACGCATGACAGCTGTTAAAAATTCAAGCACTTCTTGTTGATCTGCGACACGTTCGGACTTTAGTTTTTCCAGTTGTTCGTCTATATAGGCTTTTACGTTAGCGTTTGCAAGCAATCGACTTCCATTTGCTCGTGCAACTGAATCTTTCTTAACATTCGGATAAGCCTTTTTATAAGCCTTTGTTGCGTTCAATTCGGTGATGTACTCATCAGCAAATTTCTTTTGTTTTTCGGTCATCCCATTTTCCACCACCACCTTTCAAAACAAAAAAGCCACACAAAGTGTGACCTTTTAAGACCTCTCTCTGCGAATTAAAATCGCAATTGGATCGACAGGACTCGAACCTGTGACATCATCCGTCTACCATATATCCATTAACCAGCGTGAGACTACCGCTTTAAGCGAGTGACTTTCGATAACTTATAGTTTATTATCTTGTCCACAAATATTCCTACTTGTATCACTCATGCACGATTGGTTAGACCAATCACTCCTGACATCGCAAACTACTAAGCCATTTTTCAATTAACGAAGACCCCGCTAAAAGTCTAAGCTGCTTTACTCTTTGACTTTACTCTCATCCTTGCGAGACTTGAGCAGGCAATCTAATTGCCGAAGTACACTTTCATTTGCGACGGGCGATGACTTTTGCTTTTTTGAATTTTTTCTATTTTAAATAGCATTACAATGTAAAAATCATCTTTCATCTATCACAGACACGCATCGCCATGTGTTTCATTCTCTTTTGAAGAACAAAATGCACAGCGCCTGCTTGTTATCGATCGTTTTGCGGACAATCGACTTACCTTACATACTTTTGGGAGGCACCCGATTTTTGTAAGATATGGTATTAAGCTCTTGTTGCACCTCGAACAAAATACCTCATTCCTCTTATAGACTCGTCTCACAGCCAAACTGCCACGTTTGCATTTCCTCAACACCTTGTCGTTGGAATTTTCTGCTTTAACTTCGCCTACCTATTCCAAAACTGAAATAGTTAAGATTGAATTGCTTAGAATGACCATTGCTGGCAGGAAGTTTGATAGATTTAAAAACATCCTTTTCCTGAGTTACCACAGATTATCTAGTCTAAGCCCTAAAAATGCAAGGCGACTGCAAAGCCCTGCGGAGAACCAATAGTATATTGTCTTTTTAAATTTATTTTTTGCAGTCTTAAAGGCGACGGCTGGAATCGAACCAGCGGAGCAAAAAGTTTGTATAGCTTGCAATTTTAAAATTAAAGAGATTATAGAACCTTTCGTCGCCGTAAAGGGCGTGATGCCCTTTAGTAAAATATATATAGGAGTCTGTCAAACTTCATACTATCTGACAATACAATGATATCACTTTAAAACGTTTCATGTTTCCGCAAAAAGTTCACTTTTGAAAGCGATTAAACAACCGCCCTGATACTGTTCAGCGAATGCAAGACACGCTCTGTTTAAGTAGTCTTGAAATTTTGTTTTTTCAATCCATAACTTTTCTTGTATCTCGTAGTTTAGCATCGGTTCAGTCGCTAGATATTTATTGAACAAAATAAAGCGATATTTTGGATTGAATAAGCGACTAACTGCTTGCTCGATTTCTTCCAATTCCCTTGAAGCATCTATCCGTCTGATCGCTAGTTTCTCAACTTGCTTAGACGGGCCGTTACTTCCTCTAGGTTCAAACGTTATTAACTGCGTAACTCGTTGCTCTGGTAAGTCGCAAGCAATTTCACGAATGCGTGGATATTGTCGCAATACTTTCTTCACGTTTGAGATTGTCTTTTTCTCGTTGATTTCTTGAAATAACACTTGCGCCCCTTTCTTTATGCTTCGCCTATCAAAACATTGACCGGTATTTTGAAATAGGTTGCTACGTCTTCGACAATATAATAATTCGGTTGTTTACGCTTGTTTTCCCACTTCTCAATTTCTGATACTGTATAACCCAAAATTTCAGACAGTTCATTGCGTGATAATTTCTTATCTAGTCGTTTCTGTTTCAGCATAAATGCGAAGCACTCGCATTGTTTAATAGATATTCCAGTTTCTTCGCTTATCTCTTTAAGAGTTCCGCAAGATAAGAAAGTGTCTTGTTGATAGAGTGCGTATTCATTTCCATTTTCTACTTCCATGTTCTAATTCCTCGATCAATCGTTTCAAATAAAACTCCGCTTTCTTTAAATCTTCGATACCGTTCTTTTTATGAAATCGCAAAACGTACTTCACTACGTTACCCCAAAAGAAGCCGGCTTTGTATTCAGGACAAGGCTTGAATGCATCAATCACGTCCAAGGCTTCAATTCCACTTTCTGAAATATAATGGCTTGGTTTATTTACGTTATCGTTCATCTTAAATCCTCACTTTTCACAAATGAACCGTTTACCATTTTTCCTTTTCGGTTCTTGATCTCGTTATACGCTAGTTCAAAACATTCAGCAATGCTCCACCCTTTCTGTTGGCAATAGATAGTCAATACTACCAAAATATCCCCGACTGCATCTTTTCCGTCTTGCTCACGCTCTTTCAAATGCGCTTGTGCAAGTTCGCCCGCTTCTTCAAATAACTTCAACGCTTGAGCCGTGCTATTGTCCGAATTGTCCAAGCCTCGCTCCTTCGCCCACTTTTCAACTCGATGCGCTAAAAGTTCCATGTTTGTTGTCATAATTCAACATTATCTCCGATTTCTGTATTATTGTATTTCTTTTCACTAACCACAAACACGTTTCCGTTAACCGTGATAGTGAACAAACTTCCGATTTTTCGTTTTTCCGTAACCTTGCCAGTGATCTGATATTTACTATCAGCATGATATACTAGCAAGGGTTTCTGTACTTCACGTTGCATGAATAATAAGCAAGTTGTGAGTAAGGCGTATCCGATTAAAAAGCGTTTCATTCCCTGGTTTCTCCTGTAATTTCATTTCGCTCCACTCGGAACTTAAAAGTTGTGTCATCGCTCATATGAGCTATTGTGATTTCTTCGACCCATTGACTTCTTGTGTATGGATATCTGTTTGGTCGTTTCATTATTTTTCCTCCAACTTCTTAATTTCCTGTTCAACCTGTTCTTTTTTGAGATTCAGCTCTGATAACTTTTGCACCTCAATTGCTTTTTTAATGACCTCGAGCCGTTCGATTTCTTTTTTAAACTCGATAAGTTTTTCAACTTTTCGTGCGTATTCTCCAAAATTTTCAGCCCAGTTGTATTCTTCCCATCCAAAAGCTCTTCTCAATTCTCTCCCTTGGTCATTGAATTTCTCCATCAATAGCTTATTAAGATAGGCTTGCGCAATCAAGATATAAATTGACATACCAATCACTAATGATGAAATCAAAATCATTCCCCAAAACATTAAATCTTTCATTCTTCTTGCTCCTTCTTTAATCTGTCAATCCTTAAATTCACATAAGCCATTGCATGACTTAAAAATGGTGTTGGATATTTTGGTAATTCCTCAAGCATACGCTCAAGATATTCTAATTCGGTTTCTTCTTTCATTCTGTTACCTCCTCAAAATAACTATGAAATTCACTTAAATTGATAATAGCAACCTCTTCAACATAATGCTTCTTAACGTCAAAGTCTGGATAATTTTTCCCAAACTCTTTCTTTATTGCTTTTTCAGCAAGCGAGGGTTGAGCGAATATACTTGCCCCATTTCTTAAAGCTAGCGCTTGGCCGTTTTTGTTTACTATTCGATAACCTACATCAAACGGTCTGATTCCCCTTGGGATTTTTATGCATTTGCTTTGAATCTTCATTCTTTCTTCAAGTGTTTGTTCCATCACTCCACCTCCTCAATCTCAATCCCCTCACAATTAAATACCCAACCGAAGCCGGCATCTTCTAGTTCTTTGCGGGTGTGACGTAATTTAAAGGAGCTATCTTCACGATCGCTACCTGTAAACCAATCATTATAAAAAATATTATATTTTAAAACACGAAATTCATGCCCAAGACCTTTAAACTTCACAATATACTTCGGTTCTTTCTCGACCTCGTAGCCATACAACTTCATCTTGATAAGTGTTTCCACAGGTTTATTTACAGTCTTACCTAACCACTGAGAGAAGGTTACATTTTCTTGTTTTTTAGGTTCAAGATTATACTTCATCCAATCCCAAATATTATACTCAAGATTATCTTTATGCTTTTCATACCAATCCGCCACAAACTGCGGGATTGTGACTTTTTCGGGTTCGTCTAGTTGTTTTAAATCTTTCAAAACTTCAGACGTATCAACCCTTCTGAAATAGTTATGATTCAAATACTCGTATTTTCCAATCAATTCCTGTTTATTCATTTTTACACTCCTTTAACTGTTCTTGATACCTTTTCAGTTTCTTCTTCCAAAAATCACGTTCTGCGCTTCGTGAGTGTGCAAGCGACTTCACGCAAGGTTCAGATAATTCTTCAATCCTTACGTTCGCTTCCTCGATTGAACGTTCTAGCGATTCAATCATTTGTTGTTTAATATTCATCTTCAGTTATCCTTGATATTTCAAGTTCAATTCTATATTTCTTGTTTCCAGACTCTCCACCGTGTCTGAAATCCATTGACTTGATAACGTGATAATTATCATCTGTCCAAAATTTCGCATCCGTCAAGCCGTCCAGTAGTGCCTTACTTGTAGGCGACCAGTTCGGCGGATCATATATGCGATTAGTCGGGGCGAATACCCAAACAATCACTTTACAAGGCTTATTTTCGTTAAAAGGTAAGCCGAAGTAATCTAGTAGAGTATTCCGCCCTTCGTAATGTGCTAACTGTCGTAAAAACTTTGTGATTTTAGCTTTTTTCTGAAAATGTAATCTGTCATTCGCTGAAATCATCTGTTTTCTGTCAAGTTCAAATTTTAAAATTAGTTTTTCCATTCTAATTCCTTTGCTATTGCAGTGATCACATTCACGGTTACGCTATTGCCCGCTTGTTTATAAAGTTGACTGTTAGAGTTGACCTCTTGCGCCTTATCAAACGCCCAATCTGGAAAACCTTGCAATCTCCAACATTCACGAGGTGTTAGTTTTCTAATTCTAAAGTCAGGCTCTACCACCCCTTGACTCTCTCCAGTCAGTAGAGTGTTAGCTATTTGCTTTCCAACTCTACCTCACCTTGTCTTAGAGTTTGGATGAGATAGGTTTACACTATCTCCGATTTCAGCTTCTGCATATCCTTGCGAGGTTGCTTCTTTGACTCTGATTTTAGGCTCAAGATTTCCACCTTGATACGCTCGTAACGTTGGAGCTATGCCGTCTGTTTCGTAAACAACTCCGCTATCGTTGAAATTAGGCTCGATTGTTCCATATTTTTTTATTTCGTTTTCAACGACCACTCCGTGTCTGTCTTGTGCCGTCAACGTAAACATAGGCTCGCCATCTGTTTTGAACCGTCTGCCATTTTGGTTTTTATTTGCTCGGTCTGGAGTTAATACAGGTATAGCGATTTGTTTAGGTTCTTTGTAATCTCTAGCGCAAAGCGTACCAATCAAACCTTTTGAGTCACAAACAATACTGCCCGTCCCTTGACTTGTTCCGTTCGGATTTTTAGTATTGCCAACGATTTCTATTTTTGACTGTTGATTATCAGATTTTGAATCTTCTCTGATGATAGGAAAAACGTTTCTGGTACGTTTTCCTCTAAGATGTCCGATAATGAACACTCGCTCCCTATTTTGAGGGACTCCGAAATTCTTGCTGTTAAGTACTTGCCACTCCACATCATACCCCAATCCGTCCAAGGTTCTGATGACGGTTTCAAATGTAGCCCCCCCGTCATGATTGAGGAGTCCTCTGACGTTTTCAAGAAATAGATATTTAGGTCTGAGAATAGATGCGAGCCTAGCAATCTCAAAGAACAAAGTTCCTCGTGTATCTTCAAAACCTCGTCTGTGTCCCGCAATTGAGAAAGCCTGGCACGGAAATCCTCCACAGATAACGTCCACACTTCCGAATCCTCGAATAGACTCGTCTGATACTGTTGTGATGTCATGTAGCTCTATTTCTCCTTCAGTGTTATGTATCGCTTTATAACTGGCTCTAGCGTATTTATCTATTTCACAAAATCCAACGCATTCATGCCCAGCGGACTCCATGCCAAGACGAAAACCACCAATGCCAGCGAATAAATCTAAAAATTTCATTATTTTATTTTCAAAAAAAATGCGACTGCCTCTGTGTGTGAGTTTGGCTAAATACGGGCAGTCGCTCGTCCAAGGTCACATAACCTTTAATGACGCTTTCTAGTTCGCAGTTTTACAAGAATGCACGGCTTGTTTAATTTATTTACATTTCAATCAGGTCGTTCAGAGTGACGACTGTACCTAGTTTTTTCTGACTTCTACAGTAGTCACAATGTCCGCACTCCTTAGGCTTCTGTTTTCCCTGAATCACGTCCCAAACTTCGACAATTTCAGACTTGATTTTTTCTAGTCCTTCCTCAAGCCATTCATCATCGATTTTCAGAATTTCACGGTCTGGCACGTTCTCCTTGCTAACCGCTACGATGTAAGGTCTAAAGTCATTACCTGTCATTTGCTTTAAGAGTTCACGATACAGACCAAGTTGTCCGTGATACCCAAAATTCAAAATGTTATTGACTGCGGCAGGCACTCGCTTCTTGAGTTCTGCGCTCCATTCCTCAGAATAGATGGATTTCATGGTTTTTAGATCCACAAAGTAGCCACGGCTCAGATTGACACTGTCTAGCTTACCTTTGACTGGCACGCCTTCAATTTCGCCATAGACAATCAATTCTTTTTGAACTTCATCCGATGAGTAACCATGATACAAACGGTTGAACCCTTCATCGTCTTTCAGGCTCTCAATCATCTTGTCGCCAATCACAAAGTCAGATTTGAGGTTTCCTTTGTTTTTGCCAGTCTTAGCAAGTAACTTATCGCCATTTTCGTCCATGAATTGCTGATGTGCTTCTGGGCTTTCAAAATAGCTATGAACGTAGTTACCGAGTAGGAGAGGGGTCTCGTCCCTCTCTTCTACCCAATGGCCACTATCAATGGCAAATGCCTTCGCTTGGCATTGCTGATACCGTTTAAACCGTGAGTTGGTCAAGTGGGTCGTGTCCTGGTAGTAGTTTTCTTGTGTTAGTTCTTCCATGGATCCTACTCCTTGATATTAGTCGTGTTGCCTTCTAGCAAACTAATTTCTTCAAAGACCTCGCCCGTTTCTTCGTCAAAGTCTGGAATTTCTTCTGCAGGGTAGCTTGTGTCAGTGGTTGTCACTTCTTGCTCAACGACCTCTTTTTTCTTGCGAGTTGTTTTTTTAGGTTTTTCAGGCTCCTGAACCTCTGTCACTTCTTCAGGCTCGACAACTTCGCCCATGATAGCGTCAAGCGTTTCTACTGGCTCGCTTGGAGTGATGTCTTTAACATTGCGCTCGTTATCAAACTCATTTTCAGTAGTTCGATTGACGGCATCAATAAATAAGTCATTGTCGTCTGATGTATTAAAGAATTGTTTAGCGGCACGATTGATAACTGTGCGCTTAGCCATTTCTTGTGGGAAGTTCTTCTGAACGCTTCCGTTTCGTGATTGCGCCCATGACTTATCAATTTCTTTCTTAGTCATGATTGTAAGGATTTTTTCCCCGTCTGTTTTTTCAATTACACAATAGGCGCCTTCGATTGGGTTGTCCTGGTTCTTCCAGCTTGACTTGTGGCTGACAAATTTCCAGCGCCCGTCCACGTTTTCAGCTTCAAACTCGTCGCCTTCAAAAATAATCTGAGCGTAGATGTCTTTTACTTCAGGTAACTGTTTAACGACCTTCATAGTTCCAAAATATGAACGGTTCAATTTAACTGTATTCCCGTAGGGAATGAAGTAGCATTGTGTCTTAGCAGGGCTTAGACCTTGTGTGACCATGTCAAGTAGGGCATTATACACGCTTTCAGGCGTGCATTTTTCTAGCAAGTTCCCACTAGCTGAATTTTTAAGTGCGTAGTAAGCTGAACTTAGAGCGTTACTCACGCTATAATTTTGTGCAATCATCAAGCCTTCTTTCTGCATTTCTTGGATGCGTGCAGCTACTGGTGATGTAATTTGTTTTTGTGTTAGTTCGTTTGTCATTTTCTTCTACCTTTCGTTTTCTTAAGATTCCAATTTTCACGCTTCAAGCGTTTGTTTTCGTTTTGTAGTTTTACAATAATATCTTGTTGTTCGTTGATAATTTCTCCGAGTTCAACTCCGAGATGTATGTAGTCAGAGCGCCATTGATCGTTTTCTTCGATTAGTTCTTTAATCATGATCTAACTTCCAATACTTCTCTAAATCCACTGCCATAACGATGGACAAGTTCTTTTGCTCTGTTAAGATTTGCCGTCTGTATGGTGCCAGACCTGCCTGTCGTTCTTCCTCGTTTTTAGGAAGATAGTAGCCGTTCGGTTTGAACTTCTTAGCCACAATCGGGTGTCCAAAGTTTACCCTTAGGCTTTCAATTACCTGTTCAAGCGGACGCTTTGACAACCCTGTCTCGCCTTGTAGACTATTTGATGAGATAGGTTTTTCAAAACTTCCTTTATTTGCAATCAGGTTCAAAACTTCAATTTCAATTGCGTTCATTTCTCTGCTAATCATATTCCCTCCCGATGAATACGCATCTTAATTCTGTACTTCCGCATTTTTCGCACTCGATAGGCGGATAACTGTCAATCACTTCAAATTCATGTCCGCAGTCGCAACAACCACAATCCCAAATATAAAGGTTCATATTATTGCTCCTTGTGGATATTCTCGATTTCTTCTAGCTTTTCGACAAAATCGACATACGCTTTATAAAAATCACCGGATTTTTTGCTATCTTTATATGCTTTTTCAACCAATTCAGCACCGCTACCATAAAAACAACCAACTCTCCAGTTTTTGTTCGATTTTGTATAAGTGAAATAACGACCACTAGACCATGTGTTTTTAAAAACAATATAATCAGCGTTGCCGTATACCCTAGCGTCGCCGTATACCTCGGCGTTGCCGCATACCTCAGCGTTGCCGTATACCTCAGCGTCGCCGTATACCTCAGCGTCGCCGTATACCCTAGCGTCGCCGT